AGAAGTCGTGGCTTGGGAACTGCCCGAAGAAGTCATCGAGAACGCTGGCGAAGGTCCTGCTCAGGTTGATCTGCGTGCGATTGAAACACGCAACGCCATGAGCCGCCTGATGAATGCTTACGAGTACACCGTAAGCCAAGCCGTAACCGTAACCGCTGGTTACAACCCTTACGAGCCTTCTGCTGGCGCTGGTACTCAAACAGGTCTGGGTTTCACAACCTGGGCTAACTTCAACACCGCCTACGGTTCTGCTACTGGCCCTTCGGCTTGGTCTTCACTGACTTCCAACCCGATCGAGGACATCCTGACCCTGAAGCGTTCGGTTGCCAACCAGATTGGTATTCGCCCGAACTCGATGGTTCTTGGAACCGCTGTGTTTGACCAACTGCTGACCAACCAAGCGATCCTTGAGCGCATCAAGTACACCACTGCCGATTCAATCGACACAGATCTTCTGGCTCGTTACTTCGGTCTTGAGCGTGGTCTGCGCGTTGCTGAAGGTCGTTATCTCGCCACCGATGGCACCCTGCGGCCTGTGTTCCCTTCGAACGGAATCCTGCTGTTCTACAGCCCCAATGGCCCTTCAGACAGCGTAATGCCTGCCGGTGGCGCTAACGCTGCTACCCCCGCATTCGCTTACACCTATCAGCTGACAGGCACCCCTGCTGTGCGCCCCGAGTACTACATTCGTGAGCGTCGCGTGGTTCGTGCTGAAATCACTGTTGAGCGTGTTGTTAACCTGGTTGGTCTTGGTGCCACTGGTCTTATCGGTTCTGGCGCGATGATCTCCAACATTCTTGGTTGATCCAAGAAATACATAAGGAGGTTTCACCATGGCTATTTTAAGACCGATTACCAAGTCGCAGTACGAAGTTTCTTTCTCCGCACTCGGGGGTCCCACTTTTACAGCGGTATTCACCAAGTTTAGCGGCGTAAAAGATTCTGCTGAGGACAGCCGTTACGCAAACGGTTCTGGCAACAGACTGTACCACGTGATTGGCCCCCGTACTGCCGATGACGTGACTCTGGAAGCTCCGTACGATCCCGCCATCTTTAAACAACTGGAACAGTTCTGGCTTTCCTACAACTGCGAAGACATCACGGTTACCGTAACTCCCAAAGACTGCACCGGTGCCGGTGGAGCAGTTGGTGGTGGCCAATACGTTCTTTACGGTTGTCAGTACAAGTCAATCACAACCGCTGATGTAGATCGCGAAAGCGGAAACGTTCAGACTATCGAGTGTGCGTTCACAGTGAACTACTGGGAGCGCACGTAGTAAAAACGTCAGTTTACCCAGTAATAACAAATGCTATAATAGCCTCAGGAGTAAACCTTCTGAGGCTTTTTTCATGCTTACCTACAAAGCGACAAACAAAACAACCGGTCGCTACTACATTGGCGCCGCACGCACATTGCATCATTTTACCGATCGCATCAAGCAACACCATAAGTCAACGGCAATTCCTGATGATTTCCATAAAAATCTTTGGGACGACTGTACTAATTTCGTGTGGGAGATCCTTTTCATCGATGGTCTCAAAACACCCACCAAAGAGAAGGAACTCATCAAAGAAAACTCCTCCGACCCCTTGATGTATAATCAGCACCGCTGGACTTGGGAGGAAGAGATAAAATTAGGTGATGGCCCCCGCTGGTCAAAAGAAACCAAAGAGAAAATGAGGGCATCAGCAAAAAGTGCCAAAGCCCAACCCGCTCACAAAAAAGCCGCTCAGTCTCAGGCCGTATCCGCAACCAACGCCAAAAAACAACCATGCCCCCAGTGTGGCATGCTCATGAATGTTGGCAACCTTACAAAACATCTTAAAGGTACTCGCTGCAAAGGTGCACCGCAAGTAGGGTAAAACCAATTCAAGAAGGTAATCCGTAGGGATTCATGAAGACAACTTTTTCTAGTGGTGTCATCGTTACAAGCCAGTGGCTGAATGGCGCTAAGCAAATTTCATTTGACGGTCAAGATCTTGACTGGCATTACCCCCCGCTTGGTCTGAATTCTTTCATCACAGCGGGTCCAAATGGCCTTGACTCAAGGTATGTCACGCTGGCCACCTCACAACCCAACTTAGATGGGGATGTTTTCCAGAGTGGTTTCGCTATTTCTGGAACAAAAGTGGTTTCCGGAGTTTGGAATTTTGGTTTCAGTTCAGCCACAGGAAACCCGGAAAACATTCGAGATTATGCCCCGAAGAGTTATACAACGAACGACAAATATAACTACGCGGCGGGTATCTTTCCCTCTACGATTCCTCAGAAATTTGACGCGCTGCAGGATGAGGATCTGATTACGAAACTTGTTCTGAAAGATCAGATTGACTATCTTCTGGAATCATTCGTAATCGACAACGGCTGGTACTATCTTGAGAACTCTGAGGGGGATCCTTGCCCCTGCAACAACTATTCCGGACCGGCGCCCGACGCCAGTAATACAGTTTGCGAACCTTGCTGAGGCTGACTAATGCCTAGATATGCTCCGCTACCCTCTGTTTCCATTGACCCCCGGAACGAGGCGCAGCTTGTTCAAGCGGCTTCGCAAAGAGTTTACCAAGCTTCTAATCAAACTCTTAACGACTTTAGCTCTGGAAACCCCCTGGCAGCTTTGCTTGAGGGGCAGGCTTTCGCACAAGGTGAATTTCTTTTCTGGCTGAATCAGCTACCGGAAAAGATTCTGATTGAGTGGATCGGTCCCTTCTTGGGCGCCATGAGACGTCTGGGTACGGCGTCCAGTGCGCGTCTGATGTTAACCATACCTCCGTCAAATTCTGCAGTTACAATTCCTTCCGGCTCAGCTTTCACTACCGACCCGAACATTACTGGCGGTGACGTTTTTAGTTTCGTAACGCTGGAAAATCACACCTTCCCCCCAGGCGAAACAGTTCTTTATGTATCTGTTTTCTCGGAATTTGTAGGCTCTCAATATAATGTCCCTGCGAACTCAATCGTAGGTTCGTCTGCTGTAAACGTTGCTGGACTGGGTGCGATCAACCCTGAGCCTTCGACTGGAGGGTCGGACGTTGAGACTTACCAGGAAGTTCAAGAACGTTTTTTCACTCTTATTCGTCGAAAGAATCCGGTTAGCTCGCAAGATTGGCAAGACTTTTTTATTGATTTTTACGGTGTCGGCACACAGACGTCCGTTCAACCGAACAGGGGATCTGAGTACTCTTACAATTACTTGACGGACTACATTCTTCCTAGCGGACAAGTGTCTTTCTTCGTTCTTGGGCCGGGTGGAGTGGAACTAACGCAAGATCAGCTGAGCAGAGGTCAGAACGTTGTTAATTTCTCAGTTCCCGTCGGAATGACGGGACATCTTTACCCGCTCACACTCAGTCAAGTTCAGTACGACATTACCTTGGAAGTTGACGCAAACAGCTCCTACGGAGTTAACCTGCGCAATGCTTCTCTGGACTTTAGGAATCGGCTGTTTCAGATTCTGCAGCCAGGGACCGTCTTTCCTGCGTATACTGACCCAAGCGTCGGCGACGTTGACTCTGCTTTCAACTTAACTTTTGACACTCCTTCGCGATACGTGAATCCTCGTATTGTGACAGCTAAGGCATTCAACACTCCCCCTCAACTGGCTCCTGCTGCAGCTCTCTATACACAGGTTTACGCTTTTCAGCCCTCTGAATATCTTCTGAACACGAACGATCTGGTCCTTGAGACAATCCCGTCTAAGAAATACTACCCGGTAACAACTTCTTTCACTCCTTACTCCAGCAGTAAGAAGGACCAGACAATCTACAACAATTTGCAGATGAAACAAATTCAGCTTCTTCAGGCTGGAAGTTTCTTGCAAAGCGACGTTGTTTACTGGAGCCCCGCAGATGGCGGTGATGGAAAACTTCGAGTAATTCTGGATAATGTCAACATTGGGTCGAAGATCGAAATTCCCGGTCTGATCTCGCAAGGGAAGATTTCAGGCGAGAAAACTTACTCCCCGTGGGTTGTGGGAAACGCATACGCAAGCACTGTAAGCGGCTCATACGATCCGGAGATTGTTGAGTACGACTACGTTCCTGGAGACGGCCAATTCGTTCCTGAAACACCGCAGAATCTTCTAATTGGTCCGATTTCTTCTTTCGGGACGATTGTTCCTGGAACAAGTTACACGGACGGCACGTACACCAGTGTTCCTTTGATCAACTTGGCCGGTTCTGGTTCTGGCGCTACAGCAGATATCACTGTTGTTAGTGGTTCCGTAACTTCTGTCACCCTTGATTTAGCAGGAAATGGCTATACCCCTGAATCTATTCTAACAGGAAGTATCGGTTTTGGCAGTGGTTTTAGCGTTCCAGTTGCTAGCGTCACAGTTCCAAGGTTAGGCGGCCTGGTTTGGGTTGTTAGCCAGAATTTCACTCTGAATGTGCCGTCAAACAGCACCACGAGTGCCCTTGCTGCGGGTCTTCTTGGGTCCTCCGTAACTCCCAACGTTCTTTCCCCTGGTAACACTTATTTTGCAAATACGTGGGTAACAACGCCCCAAATCGGGTCGGGGCCAAATGCAGTGGCTGATCCTTATTACAACTATGTAGATTCACTTAAGGGAGGGGTGAACAAATTTGCCTTCGTGTCGCAGGGATTTGTTTACGAGCCCAACGGTTTGTCAACGAAAGATTACTTTGACCTTCTCGTAGAACTCGGGATCATTCAAGAGATCGTCGTGCAGAATGCGGACTTGGGTCTGCCTGTGTTTAAGTACAGACCCCGGTTTCCCGTTGGAACCTACCTGGAGTACAGGGAGTCAAGTGTTGCCGACCCACAGTATTTTATTGCCACTCAGTACTTTACACCTGATAGCACCTCTATCAACGATCTGAGCGCGGAAAACCTTGTTATTCCCCTGGCTTACACCCCCGCTCAACGAATCAGTCTTGCCAATGCCGTGAGCAGCGGAGAGATCACGACTCCGACAAGAATGTTCAGGTTCTTTAGGGGCGACACTACGTTTTTCAGACAAGGTAGTACCGTTCTGTCGTACACTGCGACAACGAACGTGACTCCTTTGTTTGACTTCTCGGTGTACCTTGAGAATGGTATTTTTGTCGCCTCTCAAGAATTCACGGAAGAAGGTTTTTTCACACTTCCTTACGTCCCTTATTTTAACCCGGCATACGTTTTATACTCAGAGGACACGATCGCCTCAGAGGACAGCAGAAACTTTTACCGAGTTATGCGAGCTTTCTCACCGCAACCAACCGTAACAGACTGGACGAACACAGTGGTGACGAACACCGCCAGAATTCAGGAATATGCCGGCAACCTTCTTCGGTACGTGAACGTTTACACTTGCGACGAACAAATCAGGTCGCAGTTCGGTCGCGATATTTCTGCTATCAAGCTGGGCATCGCAGGCATCACGTTGATTCCCAAGAACGAAGAGCGGTTTAGCAATGCCTCGACTTCTTTCTCGTACGTCTGGGAGAACACGGCAACTTCTGCAGAAACACCGCAGCTTTCTTGGTTTACGGGTACGACTTATCTCTACTCTCCTCCAAACTATAGAAACGGAACGATGAGTCTATGAGTCAGCAACTTATCCCCTTAAGCGGAGGAGTTCAAACTCTCCAAACAAACACTCAACGGCAAGGCGTTAGAACACTTTCCGTTCAAACTATTGAGGTCAGAAATTTAAAGAGTCGACCAACTGAGTGGGTTCCGGAAGGAAGGCCAATCTACAGAAGATTGCCAGCGGCCAGTGAGACTTACCAGGTAAATTTCTTTGACATTCTTCCAGCGTCAAATACCGCTGTAAGTTTTAACGGAGTTCAAGACGTTGGTTATGTTTATATCCCTTGGGGAGAAGGGATCTTCGGACCCGTCTCACTAGAGGTCGTAGCTTCTCCGACTTTTGAAGATTTGATCGTAAAGTCGGGTCAAGTGGTGTGGAAATACGGAACGATTGTTGTTCCCCCCGCCATCGTCAATTTGAAAGAATTGGATTTTGATAGCGGTCGTTATCTCGTAGCCTATCAGCTTAGCTACGACGATGCGCCTGTCGAGAGTCTTTTTCAAGTTGAGGATTATTTTCTCACAGGGACTAAACTGCTAATTACCTCAAGCAGTGATTCGGTTGTTGGTTGGCGATACTCTGCCTTGAATGCGTTTCTAGACTCAACAACTTACTGGTCAAACTCTGACAGTTTCTTTCCGCCTTCTCAGCAACCGTCTGAGGCTTTCATACAGTGGGTGAGTAATGAAACTTTCCAGAGCTCATCGACTGCCCCGGAAAAAATTCTGGCATCAGCATACTCAAAGGTTGTTCTTCGCTGCCCTTCCGGGACGAATTTCGCAGGAAATGCCACACTTAGTTATGAGGACGACTCGAGTTTAGAATTCGTTTCAACCGTTTCCGTGTTAAAAGACGACACAAGTCAATATTACGAGTTCACGTTGCCTACGCCAAGTTTCCAAACAGGGTGGAGAGTGGATTTTAGCGACTTGAACGTCAAGATTCAAAACATCACGGTCTCAGGAGTTGTTACGAAAGTAGCACAACAAGCAGAGCCTTCCTCACGTTGTGTCCTCTCAATTTACCCGGCGGGGACCGAACCGAGCACAGTTCTTAGCCCGGAGGGTGAAGAGATCCCCGTAAAATACTGCAATCTTGCGTATATCGACGTCAACTCAAATTTTCTTCTTACCGACATACAAGACATTCGACCAATTATTCACCGCGACTACAAACCTATTGCCGATTGGTTGACTCGTCCTTTCGATGAAGACCTGATTAACTTCTATGAGCAAGTGTCAGGTTATCCGGTGCTGTGGATGAGCCCCGTTGTTTGCTTAAGTCAGGAATATCTGAAACTGAATTTTTACGGAGTGGAGTTAACTTAAATGACCGCAGCAAACCCTGTCTTCAGCCCAAGCGAGTTCGAGCTTCGTAATTTTACGAACAAATACCTTACTCCTGAGCAAGCTTCTCAAGTTGATCTTGTTGAGTCCCGTGTGAACGGTCAGCTAGACTTCCTGGCACAAATGCTAGGGTGGAGTGGGCCAAATTATTGGACAAATCTGCCAAGAACAGTATCCCAGAAAAGGCAACTATTGGGAGGTACATTTGGCGTCTACGACAGTTACGTGTTCCCTCGCGTCCTGTCGGTCAAGACATGGGAGAATATCGAAGATTTCTCTTCTTCCCGCGTGGCGATCGTCGAAACTGAGAAAGACGAGAGAATTCGAGCGTCTCAGACAGCTTACCTGGGCATTTACCCATACACGATTCTGTCGCTGTCGCAAACTGCCGACCGCATGACCTTGAACTTCGGTGAGGTTGACGACACTTTTTTCACCGAAATTAACAACAGTACGCAACTTCGCATCGACGTTGTTGAAGCAAGGCCAGCCCCGTTTTATCGCCCAAGCATAGGAGTTGCGGGGGACAATGCGTTCCACTGTAAAGACACAAATGGTCTGCTAACTCTGTACCCGAGTTACGACACCACTGAGCTCTTTCCGTATATCTTCCCCATTCTTTTCGCGGGGTCGGTCTACAATTTCGACCAGCCTGTATTTCTTTCATACGACACTTCTTACGGCGTAGATATCGCCTCAGAGTACGATCAAGATACCGAGAGGTGGGTTCTTAGGCTGCCTGCAAAGTTGGGGCAAAACTCTCTCGGAGTGATAGCATTCTTGTCGCTGTCTACGGTTTCTTCCAGCCTGCAAGTTAAAATTCAGAATTGGGTTGACCCATCCGACTGGAATGTTGCATGTGTCCTCGACAATTTTATCGGTGCGTGGGGAAATAAAGGTGGGCCGCTTCCGTTTAACCTGGCTTTTGACAGTCTCTCGATTCACGGGTTTGACGAGAACACTTCATTATTCTTCCCTGAGGTCGTTCGTGATCTAGAGTTTAATGACATTGTAGATCTGGTTTATGCCCAGAGGGCCGTTATTGACCCTGGTATTCCGGGGTTGCTGCCGCCTGGAAAACTCTGGTGGAATAGTTCAACGGGGAAACTTGCTGTTCAGATTGAACAAGAGGAAGAATGCCCCTTTTGGGTTGAGGTCGCCTATCGAGAAGCCCCAGAGCAAGAAATTGTTCCGGATTTTGTCTATCCGGATGTAGCCACTTTTGTTTCGGAGTCCTCTGTAGTTCCTGAGAACACACTTTGTGTGGCCATCGTAGACATCACGGGGCTATCTAGTTCAGACAATGTACTCGGTATCGAGGGTCAGTTTACAGGAACGGGTGTTGTTTACCTGTACCCTCAACCAGGCACCCCGTACTGGGTTCCGATTCGTTTTCAGTTTACAGACGTAACTGAGTTCGAAGTTGCGAGTGAGCACATTCCGCTGAATGTACCTGCCTATATTTTCAACTCCGACGGTCTTTCCTCCTCGGGGTCAACTTACACAGTTGTCAATTTAGAGATTACCGTAAGTGGTGCATACGAAACGGTTCTGGTCAAAGAAAACAACATGTCAGATTGGACTTTGTTTCCGGATTCTATCTTAAAGTTTATCGCAAATACTTCTCTGTGCGCGGCACCTTTATCTCCCCCGCAACAAGGAGAACTGTGGTGGGATTATGCGAATCCGGACGTTCCTAATCGAAATGCGCAGATCTATTACGGGTCGGACTGGGTCTCATTGAACTCAAACGTGGCTTTGTCTAATCCCCCGAGTCCAGACGACCTCACTGTTGTACGGTTCTATTGTGATGGTAATCTTCTCGAGGTTGGCGAAAGTTATCTTACGCAAGATTTTGAATTTTCTTACAGCGATTATGCGTCCTCGTCTTCATTGGTAGTTTTCAGATGCATCTATCGGGCTTTTAATCTTCAAGGAAGAACTCAATTCCCGGTTATCGAAATCTCTGACTCTCTGACGTCGTCGTATCGCTTGGATGTTTCGTCTCTTGTGTTCAGCGGCGTCGTCTATCAGATGTCACCAAACGTGTATGATGCGAAAACTCCTATGAGATTGTGGAAAACTCAGCACCTTCAGTCTGTCGATTCCACCGAGCTTCTCAACAGAGAAATCTATCAGAACCCGTTAATTGCAGACCTTAACAGTGGTCCCGCTCTCGACAACTGGCAGCGTTTCTTCATTCGTATGCCGTTAGACTACGGTCGAAACCAAGCCGTCTGGCAGAAAACTGCACTGATCTGTGAAAACTTTGCCTACTACGGTAGCAATGTTGAGCCTGAGAAGATGGATTGCCCACCTCCGGCAAGTCTTCCCCAGATTTACGAGGAAATTTGTTTACGAGGAGATCGCGCAGATTACACCTATGTGTATTCGGAGCCGTATTTTTATTCCACGGTTGTATACGACGACTTTGCGTCTGTTGATGCGTCTTACACAAATGCGTCAGTTCGTCCGACTGTTGATGTGGAATATGACGAGTTTTCCGAAGCGCAATTTATTGAGTACGATCCCCTTCACAACCGTTTGGTTGACTTCTCGCCGGAAAACTTCGGTAACTGGCAAGGGGTATACCTAAACGTTAGCGCCTGCGGTTTCTTATCCGGGTATTACGTTAACGATGTTCTAGACGCCACGGTGGAGTTAATTCAGCCCCCTGTGTGGGACGCAAGCATCTATAAATTTCCACCGACTTGCGACAATCCGTCAGGGACTTACAGCGTTGACGCAAACGATTACAAAATTTGTTACGCTTATTTTGTGGCTGATGCCTCAGCTGCCGAAGACGGTTTCTTCGACCCACAGCAAGAGGCTGCGTGGAGATTCGCTGAAACTCAACCCGAAACTCTGTATATCGTGCCGAACTGCCCGGCTGAACCCTCTGTTCCCATAGATTCGACTACAGTATTTGTTACAACAGTTGTTACACCTACGTTTAACACTGTAGTCACTCCTGGTAGTGGCCCAGAAGGAAGTGATTTTACACTAACCGTGACGACAGGCGATGTGGCTGATGGGACTGTAATACCTTTCGTGGTGACCGGGAGTAGCAGAGTGGTCACAACCAGCGGAAGTGTTACAATTTCCGGGAACTCTGGATCAGCCACGATTTTCACTCAAGTGAGCCCTGGTGCAAGTGAAGATTTGGCAACAGCCACTTTACAGGGTATAGCCACGGGTCAACCGGGTACTTCTGCGAATTTTACAATCATTTCAATTTCCCCGCCTATACTTAACTTTACATCCACTTGGCGAAACTGCGAACGCCTAACATCTTTTTCCGTAACTGATCCCTAACCATGCCATTTTTCAACTGCAATACCACTGTAGATACAGCCGGTCTGACAGACCTTTCTGACGGTTGGCGTGACTGTAATACCATAATCAATTTCCCGGTTATAGATGTTGAATCAGCGGTTAATTTTCGGCAATCCTGGCGAGGTTGCACCGCGATGACAAGTTTTGCGGAGCTGAATTTGCGTGAAAAATTCAGTGCTGCAACGGAGTTCATTTCTACTTGGGAAAATTGCTTCTTTTTAACGAGTTTTGAATCCAATCTGGACCTGGGCTCGGCCACCTTATTTGATCGAACCTGGAGAAACTGCGCCAACTTGCCAAGTTTCCCTAACACAGTAGTAGATGCTGGCCAATACTTTTACGGAACATGGTGCAACTGTCAGAGTCTCACATCGTTTCCGCTACTTGACTTTAGTTCTGCGTTAGAGTTGGGTAATGGTTATTACATCGATGGGACATGGGAAGATTGTTTTGGTCTGACCAGTTTTCCGCTCATCAACACGTCGTCGGTCACTTCTTTCGGAAAAACTTGGAAGAATTGCACCTTACTGACATCTTTCCCCCAAATAGATACTAGTTCTGCTATTACGTTAAGTGAAGTTTGGAGTGGATGTTACAGGCTTACATCTTTCCCAGAGATAAACACTAGTTCTGCTACTTATTTAATTCTCACCTGGTCCGGTTGCACTGGGTTGACTAGTTTTCCTCTCATAGATACTTCTTCGGTTGTAACATTTTTTAGCACCTGGGCGACCTGCACCAACCTAACCTCGTTCCCATTACTAGACACAAGCCAAGGTACTGATTTTAGTGGCGCTTGGCAGTTTTGCGGAGAATTAACCTCGTTCCCATTACTAGACACAAGCCAAGGTACTGATTTTAGAGGAACTTGGCGGGGTTGCGACAAATTAACATCGTTTCCCCAAATAAACACGAGTCAAGGTACTGATTTTACGTATGCTTGGGAGACCTGCGTCAACCTAACCTCGTTCCCGTTACTAGACACAAGCCAGGGAACTATTTTTAGTAATACTTGGCAAAGCTGCTCCAGCCTAACCTCCTTCCCTCTACTTGACGTTAGCAACGGAACTAGTTTCTATCAAACTTGGGAGTCCTGCTCCAGCCTAACCTCCTTCCCTCTACTTGACGTTAGCAACGGAA